GCCAGCAGCAACAACCTGATCTGTTTCAAATGGTAATCTGCCCTGTAAAAGCTTGCTCATCTTCTACCATTTGGCCTGATATCAAGTCGAGTACCACCAACTCTAAATCCAACTCCTTCTCTTACACCAACGGCAGCATCATCATCCGATTCAAATCTAACCACAGCTTGTCGAGCTCTAGCCCTCATGTCTATTTTGGTGGTAGATGCAGTAAAGCTTGTGGTTTGATCTGTTGATAAAGAATCACCAGGATAGTTTCGTTCTTTTAGAACAACATTAATCTGTTGCCCAGTGCCTCCGCTACCTGTGAATTTAACATCAGGAATCATTCGTTTAATAAACTGAAACTCTTCTCCATCACCTATATCAAAGTCAGCAGACTCGATGAACACGTTGTCCATTGGAGATCCATCATCATCATTACCTGTCTCATGCTGATAAAGATAAGGAGTAGAGCTTGATTTGCCAGCGGCTCTTGGGAAGGCAACAATACCTTCATCTAACCAGGCTGTTCTTTCTAGTTGTCCAATGGCCCATGATTGTTCAACGTAGTTATAGGTGACATATCGATCAATTGAGGTTGTTCCAGAAGAACAATAAAACCAACCGACTTCATTAAACTGTTTGTTTAAGAAAGCAAAGAACTGATATGCCTGACCCTCTTCCAAGTCATCAAACACATACGAATGAACACTACATGGGACCGGAGATACGGCTCCTGTATAGGTATAGAATCCTTTCTTATCCATCCAGAACACCCCAGATGGCGTGTTGATTGCGGCATTAGGACCAATCAAACTAACACCTTCGTTAATTAAATTTAATCCAAAGGTCAACGGCGTTCCAACAAACTGCAAACTATAAAGAGCAACATCAGTCCAGATTAGTGTTTCTTGTCTGGCTCTAAGCCCTCCAATGATTTCTGATCCTGCGGAACAACGCAAAGAACCAGCGGTGTTATCTGATCTAGGCTCCCACTCTGCTGGGTTTTCTTGATCAGAAAAAGCAATTAACAATGGGTCAATTGAGCCAGATCGAGAACCACCACTGATTGGGTCAGCGCCCAAGACAATAACGTGTCGATCTACATCAGATACCAACACTTGCAATCCTTTTGTTGGGGTAAGATTAGCTCCTGTCAACGCGCTCAATGCAACGGCTCTGTCTGTGCCAAGAGTTTTTGCGCTAGTGTCCCAGTAATAAACACCACCTGCACGGACGTTGGCAATTAAGTCTTCACCAAAACTATCGAATGACCACAGTCTTAATTGATTCAAATTACTAAGCGAACTGGTAGAACCCCAGGTTCCACCACCCCAGGTTCCAGAACCCCAACCTGTGCCATCAACAAATACATCAAGACCAACATTGATCTGATAAGCGCCAACAGTAGACCCTCCACCATTGCCGCTATCACTAGCATTTGCAGTTACTGTTGCGCCACTCGTATCTTTAGCTGTAATGGTGTAAGTGCTGGTAGAAGGTACAGTTGCTATCTCGTACTCTTGGTTTATGACCGCTGCTACGACATTACCTCCTAGTGATGCTGCCCCACTAAAAGTAACGAAATCTCCTTGTGCAGCACCATGAGCAGTATCAGTGACAGTTAATGTGCTTGATCCGTTAGTCGCTGCAAATGTTACATCTCCCGCACTAGTGGTACTGCGAATCGGTGTAATGTCATTAAAGTTTGTGCCTTCCTGTATATAAAGTTTGGTTCGCGTGCCAAGACCAAGAAGCTTTGTACCAGCCAGATCAACCCAGCCTAATAGCTTTCTGCCTGTGCCGTTGTAAGAAGTCT